CTCATAAAGCAGATCAAGCAAGAGAAATTTTAGGAAGAATACAACTTGCATATGAAAATTTACCATTATGGTTACAGCAAGGTATTGTTGAATGGAATAAAGGTTCTATTGAACTTGAAAACGGCTCAAAGATTAAAGCATCTGCTACATCTGGATCTGCTATCCGTGGAGGATCTTTTAACTTAATCTATCTTGACGAGTTTGCATTCGTTGAACCAGGCTTACAACAGCAATTTTTTGCTTCTGTTTATCCTACTATTTCTTCTGGTAATACATCTAAAGTTCTTATTACTTCTACACCTAGAGGTCTTGAACTATTCTATAGGTTATGGATGGATAGCGTGGAGGGAAGAAATAGTTACGTAAGAGTAGCAACTACTTCAAATGCTCTTGGCTGTTGGCTTGCTTTTGCAATTTCAATCATTTCATCTAAAGCATGTGCGCCTTGCTCTATGACATTTTGCATATTCATTCTAGTATACTGAAAATCTTGTTCGATATTAGTTTCAGCAGCATTTATAGTGATGACAGGATTTGAAGGCTCCATAGGAGCCATATTCAAAGCATCAGCAATGTTATTATCAGGCATTATTAGGATACTCAGTTTGTGAAATTATATAACCATAATTATTAGCTTCAAAGATTTGTTCTATTGGTAGTGTTAAAGTAGCATTAGAAGTAGGATAATTGTTAGCTAAAAGACCAGGTTTAATTTCAGATGTAAAATCTGAAGTAGTAGTATAACCGTAGCTATTACCGTAAATATTAGTAGTAGCAATTTTAATAACAGGAGATTTAGTAACAGGGCCAAAAAAGTAACCCTTCATTATAAAGTCTAAAGTATATATAAGAGTTCTTCTTATCTTATAATCTGTATCATAGGTATCTTCCATAGTTACATTTGTTAAAATAATAGGAACATCTATTTTATAATTAGGAAGATCATCAAGCATAAGAAGTGTTAGAGTATAATCTGGAGTAAAAAATGGTATAATTTGTTCTAATATCTTAGCCCCATCTTCGGTTTCTTTAACTAAAATACTAAGTCTAAAAAACATATCATACGGGACAGGTACATATATTTTATCGTATCCGTTTTTAGCTAAAGAAGAACCAGCATAAGTTTGAGTAGAGGAAAGTTTTCTAGTAATATCATATTCCATCTTTATCATTTCAAAACCCATCCTAGGTAAGAGAGTAGAATACCCTCTATCTAAGTTAGGATCTGAAACAACCCTAGCTAAAAACTTTTCTCTTGGACCATAAGAAACTGGAACTTTAAGAGATATTACATCTGTTCCAGAACTATTTTGTTTAGATATTTGTATACTATCAAATAACCCGCCAAATACAGTTACATATTTTCTAATAGATGCGTTGTAAAAATCAGTACGAAATGACATTAGGAAGTGGCTCCTTGATCACCAAATGGATTTCCTTCACTGAAATCTATAATACTATCTTCTGCTGTATCTAAATATTCGTTCATAGCATCAAGATCAATATCTGATACTCTGTATTCAGATTGAATTAATGCTTGATTTTCGGTAGTAAGTAATATATTATTTGATGTGTCAAGTAACAGATTAGATGTACTGTCAAGACTGTAAGCATTGTACTTGTTGTCGATATCTGCAATACCTGTACTAAATGTCTCGCTATTAAATTCAAATAAATCACATACTAAATCATATGATTGTAGTGTTCCCATTTGATAAAATACTGCTTCATGATTAACAAATTTAATCTGAAATAATTTATTATTTAGTGGTAAGAAAATTAAATCACCTTCATTAGGTCTAACCTGATTATCATAATTAGCAACCTCAGTATAAAAAGCAGTTCTTGATATAGTAAAGGTAATTTCATCTCTAATTTCTAAACCAAATTTAGATAAAAATTTACCGTCACCTGCAAAACTATATAGATTTTTAATATATGCTTCTATTAAATAAGCTGAATTGTATGAAGTTAAATTTGCTTCTCTAAATAATGCACTCTGTACTAGTATATTTCTTGGTAAATAATATACATCTATACCATTAACTTTAATACTTTCGGTTACTAAATCATCCAAAAGATTTTGTTCTGCTACAGAGAGATAATTATTAAAGAATTGCGAGGTAGCCATATTATCCTACCATCATACTAGGCGGCAATGAATAATTATCAAATACTTCAGCTTCTAATTTATCTACTTCTCTACTAGCATCAGTGTATATTGCTTGGCCATTAAATTGAACACCACCAGGTAAAGACATACCTGTAAACTTTGAAAGATTTGATCCCCATTGCTGTTTAATAAGGGCAGTAGCATATTTTTGAAGCCATCTATCTGACCACATCTTACTGTATGTATCTGGATCAATGCACTCATATGCTTCAGCAATAATAAAATCACCTATATTAAATTTATCCCAATCAATATCAATATAAAGTCTATTTGACATTCTATTATATCTTAAAGGTTGTTTACCTACAAGAAGAATTTCTAATGTTTGAATGTGTTGCATGGCCATATAATATGGTACCATGGATTGAGATGTAAGTGTATATAAATCGTTTAATGCAATTTGATATCTAATATTAAAGAGATTATTTGTATTATAACCAGCACCAATATCATAGATATTTACTATACCAATAATATTATCAGGTACAGTTACATAACCACCTTTATATCCAACAAAAATACCCCCTGAACCAGTATTTGATGTTATTGAAATAGTAGGATCAAGAGTATACTTTGATCCGTTATTAGTCATAGTAATAGAAGTTATTGTCCCAAGATTATTTGTAGTTAGGGTTGCAGCTGCATTTATACCAGTAGTATCACCTGTACTTCTTGTAATAACTACCGTATCAGAATTAGAATAACCTGTGCCACCAGCAGTTACTACTATTTCACTTACTGCACCAGGATAGCTAGCTGCGTTTACAGCATATCTAAAGAAAGTTTTTGATGAGCCGTCAAAGTGATAATCCCAATAGAATCTGATAGCGTCATTAACTCTATCATCAACCTGGTCGTTATCTACGTTAATTTCAATGACAGGATAACCTAATCTTCTTAGGCAATATTGCTTAAATAATTCTCTTGTTGTAGGTGTATTAACAAGTGTAGATGGAGTCTGTGCCATAGTTTACCTCTTTTTTTATATTTATAAAAGAGGTATTAAAAAATCTCGCTAGCAATTTCCTTAGCTTCGACGAGATGTTTTTTACGATCCTCTAATCCGATAGTGCCACCATTAATACGCTTTGTTACTGCTACAACATCGTCTTTGTCTGCGAGTGCATTAATGCCGTTCTTGCCCCAGAACCAAGCTGCTGATTCAATCGCGCCTTGCTCTGTTTTAAGATATTCAATTGTTTCATCAATAGTAATATTATTATCTTTTGCAAATGCAGCATAGTTATTTTTACCTGTTAGTTGGATAGCGCCTCTGCCTCTAAATTTGTAACCTTCGCCAGATGCTTCATTGCCATTACCCATACGACTACCATATACTCTATTAGCAATTTTTTCTGGTTGTCTAGCATAGGCATTAGGATCTACATCTTTAAAATATTTAGGAAATACTTTAGATAGAGATTCTGCTTTATAATTTAAATTTTCTTCAAAAATAGTAAAACCGCCACATTCATGACCTGCCTGTGCAATAAAATGAGAAAATCTTAAAGAAGTATTAATTTGATATTTTTCTAAAATAGCAGGTAAATGTTTTTCCATTGCAGCAGCAAATGTATCTTTGCAGCGAGGAGCTAGTTTCTTAAACTGTTCTTTAGTAATATTCATTTATACCTCGTTAATCTGTGGCCAATTATATGTAATAACCTCAAGCTCTTCTATCTGCATTGCAAAATTAATACTATCAACCAATGAAGTGCATGTTAATCTTATATTATTTCTATATTCAGTAATATTAATAGGTATATATTGATTAGTTTCTAATTTTCGTACTACATACCAGTCAGTTTCACTTAAAAGAGATGCAGCAGCTTGTTTAACTTCAGATATCATAACTTTTTTAACATCATTTATGTTTTTAGGAACTCTTTCATAATTACCTTCTGAATTAATTGCTGTCCAATAAAATCTGTCTGACATTGGTATACTAACTCTCTGTTCTGGTTTATATTTTTCAGCACCTAATAATACAAGCTCTTCGTCTGTAAAATTCCAATTTTCTGGATAATTTACTTCATTATGACTAAAAGCTTGACCTTTTCTAATAATTTTACCGTCTAGTATATACATAGAATCCTCTTTTAAAAATATTTATACACCACGTCCTTTTGTTATTGGACTGTCGGCAAAAGCCATATACACTATTGTACCATTATTAAAATTTACGTCGCTTAACGTCGTTACTATTTTAAATCCGTTAGCAAAATATTCAAGTACAGGAGTTCTAGATTCAACAGTAGTTGCATTAGCAAATATTAAACCATTACCCGCAAGTTTATTTAAAAATACATTATTAATACCATCACTATCTCTTTCTTTATCTATTATATACCAATTATCAATACGGTCAATATTTTTAAACATAATCCATTTTGGTGAAAATCCTAAATCAATAAATGGCCCATCAACTCTTCCATTACCTTCATAACTACCAATTTTACAGTAACCTTCAATATCATAAAATAAGTAACTTATATAACCAACAGGATTACCAGCAGCATCGTTTAAATTTAATCCAGGACCTACATAAAAGTTACTTGCATCTGCAGCTAACTCGTATATTTGACCATTTGATACTAAGGCTTCACTGCTGTTTAATCTTATATAACTATTACCACTAGTTACGTTCGTTATATTATTAAAACTAACAAATACACCATTAGCGTTAAAACTAGAAGCAGGCATATTTATAGTGTTTGGAGAAAGACTTCCAGATAAAGTTAAAACATTTAAAGGTACAGTTTTAGTAATAATAATTTTTGGAATTACTCCTAAGCCGTGAGGTACTGTCGCTGGGCTTCCTGCAACACCATATATACCTGTATAATATTCTACTTTTCTTGGAGAAAGTTCTCCGTTCCAACACCACGCAACCATAGAATTACCTGTACCATTAATACGATTATTATGTATAGTAGGAGTAGTATCTGTTCTTAAATAACTTTTAAAACCGTAATTGTATATACCCAATGTAGTAGGCTCATTAATGCCAGCGTTAGCACCAGCTGGCCATCCTCCATTTACGTAAAAGGCATACGCATTTCCTCCTTGAAAATCGTTTGATGTTCTAAAAAACCATCTATCAGACTGAGCAGAACTTCTATTTTTTATCCAAATTGAATCATAATTAGCTGAATATTGTGGTGATCGCATGCCACTAAAATAACCGTTTGACGCAGCACTGCCGGTATAAGTTATAGTATCAAACCAATAACCAGTGCTATTATCATAAGCAACAGTATTTACATTATTTACATTTATAGGCAAAATTTTATAATCACTTGGTTTATATTTAAATGGTTTTTGACCAAAATTTAAATTATGTATGCTAGACATACTTCCAGATGTTTGAGGAGCATATCTACTATAAAAAGATATATATACATTTTCGTCAGTATAATTATTAGTATAAACTTGAACCTGTCCCATTACGAGACCATTTAAATAATAATAAACATTACCATCAAAAAGATTAGCTAATACACCAATTACATCATTATTAGAAACAACATATCCAAGATCTGTAGCTATAGATGCTGGTGCTACTTCATTATTTCCATCAAAACAATATAAACCGCCAGAAGATGTATAATATAATGAACTATCATTACCTATAATATTACTACCTAATCCATAGCCT